TTCACATGGTACCCTTCGGTACCTGAAAGTACGCGCACTCCTTTCGGAGTGACGTACCACTGTGAAGTCCTTGTGGGGGCAGCCTCATCAAAATTACTGATGAAACCTCCATCACCTAGCTGAAGGTCAATCCGCAAACGAAACTTCCGCGGTATAACCGAGGCTAAATAATCGAAAAGCTGCTGAAAACGAGCGTCACACGAGAGGTACGAATTTCTCCTGTGAGCAAGCTTCCGTACAGCATTCGCGAACCGATAAACGGCCGGAATTGTGGAAAGTCTATCTTTCAGATAGATGGGAGTTACCTCGATCCCTGAGTAATAGTGCTTACCACAGCTCTCACGGAAGCATGAAGCGAAATGACTTTTCTTCATGTTCATTGTGAAGCCATAGAAGCGGCACATCTCAGCGAAAAGTTCCAAACAATTTATGGGAAGAATTACATCATCCCCATAAACACTTACAGTGTTACCACTCCCTTTCGAGAGCGGCACTTGTAAGTACTCTGCGCAGCATAATGCCGTTGCGTAGAATATCAGCGATTCGAGTTCAAATGTGAAGCCGTTCCCCATACTGGAGAACTTCTCCCATCTCACCGTTTCGCCGTTCAGAACGCCGTTATGTGATCGGCATGCATCCATCAAAGCGAACATCCGTGGGCTGAACAGCTCACGAACGACGCTTCGACAGACGCTATCACTCGCAGAGGAGAAGTCAATTGTTGCCAACCTGAGGAATTTGGACCCCTCAAGTGCCAGCAACTGGTTCTTACTCTGAAAGTTTAAGTCGATCCCATACCTAAGAAGGCGTTTCCGCATATACATGCCAATAGCCTTTTGAAACCAGAGATTAAACCCTGGTTCGATGGCGATGACACGGTTAGCAGTCGCATCCTTAGGAACAGTAGTAACCTTATTCCCTATCTCCAGCTTGAACGAGAAACCTTCAAGTTTTGAGACATCGGTAAACCAGGCGGGATAGGAATCCCGAAAGGCATCGATTGGGAGTAGGTTAAGTAGCCTGCGTGTAGCTCCAGTTTCATACTGGAACTTATTGGCCGCGCTGGCTGAACGACGTGGTATAGTTGTCGTCGAACCAGGGCCCCAATTGGCCGCATCGACTAGATCTTGATAAGAAATCTCCCCGACAATCTGACTGATTTTACGAATAACTGCATTATGCAGGTAAACGACTGGCCCTTTGAAAAGAGGGTTAGTGGCCAGATGGTCCAACGAGAGATTCGTTGACTTACAGATAAGTTCAAATTTCTCGAACTTCTCAAACGCACGGACATTCAGATCATATCCAGGCTTTAGAAACTTGGCTTTTGACATGAACGCCGTCGCCGCGTAAGCATCCCGCAACTCCACCAAAGTATCATAGTGGAGCGGATCGAACTTAAGCTCTGCGAGTTGAGCGTGCTCACCATGCTGGTAGAGCATACTCACCGTTAGAGCCCGAGGACAATCCAGGGATTCAAGAAATAGAAATACGGCCTCGGAAGTCACTTCTGAGGGTACACGGAAAGCTTTGAGCTCCTTTACAAAGTCGCTCTTGTCACGCTTCTTAGAAGACATGATAGGGGTTGGCTCCTTTCTTAGCCGCTAATACGGCGGTTCGAAGGTCGCTACCGCCGCCACGACCGGGCTACCAGTTGCATCGGTAGGTGCCGCGTCGGAGGCAGTGATAGTAGTCGCCATCAGCGAACGTACAATGCTGTAGAGCAACGCTCTTTCAGCACTGGTGCCAACTGAAGGCAACAGCCATTCCCCAATAAAACCATGCATATAAGCGACAGGCGCCAACGGGATTATCCCGGATGACGTCGAAGCAGTTACAGTGGCCAAAGTGGGGACCCCAACTTTCAGGCTCGCCCGATACACATTGCTCGCCTTGGTAGGCGGGCGCAGTGCAAAGGTGAACCACGGATAACCGACCGCAATACCGCCGGACCGGTCAACGTAACGTATAACCCCAGGCGCGATTTCGCGTTCGGGGCCAAACGTTTTATCCACACCCACAGTCGCCGACGTAGTCAATTCAGTCGGCGATAGGATAGTGGACAGTTTAACATCAGCTCTGAGAGCCATGGATGTTGTTCCTCGATTTCAATCGATGAATCGGCATCTAGACGAACTACTTAAAGGCAGCCCTCAACAACGCCAGCCCATTTAACACGTGAGTCACCGAGAGGGGATTCTTGAAGTCTGGGAAATTAGCAACCGGGAAGCTAAAAAGCTTCGTACGATTGACGATCACCCAGGTTCTCCAATAGTTTCCCTTTAGATCGATTGTCACGTGTGGGTAGCCATTGATTGGAAATTTGCCATTGTAGTTCTGAACCGACGAAGTGTACTGCACCGTCTTGTTAGACTCGAAGCCGTCTAGGAACTTCAACCCGTCGAACGCACTAAGCGTCTCGAGGTATGGGCCTATAGGCAAGAACCAGTCACTGACGAAGCTGTACGGAAGCACTTCCCACGCTAGATTTATGGGATTTGTAAAACCGGTTTGGGCAGCAAACACTCGTAGCGAGCTATCGACTGTAAATCTAATGCCAATTGTGCAGAAGGTTTTCGTCGTGACTTTCATCACTCCGGTCTTCTGTGTATAATGACTAGAGATCGTATTGTCTAGGCTCGTTTTCAAGATAGTGTTACCCTTACCGCGCGCGGTTCTCACAACCTCAGGCGATCTAACCATATAATCGGCGATCGCTTGAAGGGCACCGTGAATGTCGTACAGGAGAGGCTTCCACCCATATTGCAGCGCTAGCCAGTTTTCGGCGACGCTCTTTAGGGGAGAAACATCCCGGCCAACATCCAGGTCGACCCTACGGACTTGACCTTTAGGGTCAAGTTTCAGGTCGATTGGAAGAGCAGACTTAAGCCTTTTGGGCCGTTTGCCGAACTCTCCACTAACGCGGTACCCAAGGCCCCGCGAGCTTGTCGTAGGAGTCACTAAAGCACTCCAAGCGGCATCGAGTCGCCCTTTCTTGACCAGTCGAATCGACCGATTTATACGGTTGACAGAATCGCCAACCATACGAGTCAGCTGTCCGAACTGAGCAAGATCTTGCGCCAAGTTGCCATTGAGGCCAACAAAACCGTCGGCCCTTTTGATCAAGTTCGCTAAAGCCTTATTATGAGCCAGTCCGTCATGGACAGGCCCCGCAGGAATGTTAACACCCGGAATGTAGCTCGACGGAGAATAGTAATCCGACGAATTCTGGAGACCGTACTCGCCACCATCTGTGCAAACGCGCAGATCATGGCCCATCGGGTCATCGACGAGTTTCAAGACAAGACTGTACGGATTAACCGGCAGGCTTCCCTTCCGCATTCCGCGAAAACCCGGAGTATTAGAACTGGAGAAACTCCTATAGTAGCGCAATGGACTGGTCGGCACCTCATAAAGAGGCGTCCAATAGTCCCGCACTGCTTGGAATAACTTCCAGGTAATGGTCTCCGGATTCGTACGTGTGCGAACTGGTAATCTTGGAAAACGCAAGTTAACACTCCGTCTCGGCGTGAGTTTTCTCAACGCTGAGGCTCGTGCACGTCGCAAGTGCTCCACGACGTCACGGTGACTGAGGTCCACCTTCGGGCCAATTTTGACAGGTTTGACTTTACGGTCAGACGGTATCTCTTTCACCGGCACCCACGGAATTTTCCGCAGGGCCGGGAAGATAAGAGACCACCTAGCCGCTAAGCCTTTAACCCATCGATGAGGCCAATCTAGAAGATGGTAGGTATACACCTCCGTTCCACTAACCCGACCAGTCTCGAGGACGAAAACCAAAACGGGGCTCTCTCGCCGAGGTGGCTGTACTCCAAACCCAGAATACTCGTGAGCCTTTATAAGACTCAGTTGTTCCCTGTGCACGAAGTATTGGCCAACCAAAACGACGATTGTGCCCCGGATCGGATCTGTCCCCGGGTTGTAAGGCGTCATGAAACGAAGAGTGCGATCCACCTCAATCAACTTTTCCGCTGTCGTAGTCAATTTAGTTCCCCCAAGTAGAGGGAACGTTCATCAACAAGTCAGCGATGCTGACGATCCGCTCCCATATCAGGGGTCCGACCACTAAGGCCACCGCCGTCAGTAAAGACAGACAGGACTTACAGATGCTTTGACGCACCTGTCGCCTGCGTCTGTCCAACTTATTGCGGATAACCATGATCGGAACTCCTTCATAGGATAAAACTGTAGTACCTACTGCCTCTAGAGGTTACCACCCGAGCCAAAGCTTTACAGCTTCAGGACAGGTGAATTCTCCAGACTTTATCAGATCTTTAACTGAGAGCAAGGAATATCTCCTCCAACCGGGGGAGAGTAATCCTTTTCTAACTTTCTCTTCACAGAGAGAGGCTTTCAGCGACTGAGCTGTTTGAAAACCCATATGAGTTGAACTCGTGGGTTGGCCGCAGGCGATACAGACGGATTTGCCGGTAAGCAATTTCCGGCTAACGATCTTGCCCACTCTTCTCAGAGAGTTACACATTGTCGCTGCCCTTCTTCTTGTACATTTCATTGAACTCGAAGAGCGAGTCGAAGAGTTGCCCTGGGACCTTATCCCTAAGATCCTCGAGCATCTTGTCGGTGGTTGGAAAACAATCACCGTCGACTTGGGAATTGTTTATTGTATCGCTAACGAGTTTGAAGTCGAATCTGGAGAATTCACCCCAGCAAACACATTTCGAATATGTTTGGCGACACACTTGGCAAAACCGGACAGTGGAAGGCGCGCACACGAGGTCATCCAGGAAGAGATTTAACTCTTCCGGGGTTGCACTTGTACGACTCTGATAACCGGTGCTGAATTGTCCTCCGTAATTTCTACGTTGGATCAGACACCCATCTTCAGAAAGTCTTCCTGCTTCACGCATCCTCTCGAAAAGACGAGAATGCCCAAAGATGGCAATATCAAGACGATACTGCTTATCGTAATGCTGTTTGCGAAGTTTCGCATAGGCACTCATGGGTTTCCTGCCTTTCCGTAAGTTACTGCGTTTCGCTGACATGGTAAATCTCCTTTAGAGTGGAC